CCCGATTGTCAGATTATATCCTGTTGTCCTAATCATCCTATGTTTCGTAAGACCTGTCTAGATGTTGAAAAGGCTTATAGTAATGTAAAGATTATTGGTAACAAGTCACCTGAGATATTTGAGTATGTGTGTGACTGGATGTTTGACCTTGCATTCATTGATGGTAGTCATCATAAGATGCCCGTGCAGATGGATATTGCATTGTGTCTTACCTTGGGAGTTAAATGGATACTGTTCGATAACGCTGACCAACGTGAGGTACAGGAGGGTATTGTACCCTATAGAGATAGGATGACTAAGGTGAAAACGTGGGATTACTACGGTGAGAACAAAGGAAAAGTTCGTTTAAATACTATAACTTTATTTCGTGTAAAGGGTTGACAAACGCTGTTGTTCTTGGTATAATAGGTGTATGTTAAATAATGAGAGAAATGATATGGAAGTAACGAATAACGCTGCCTTGCCTGGCGGTATCTACCACGGGGACGGAGTCCCTATAACAAACGGACTAATCGGAACGCACCTTGCGACTGATACCCCTGTTACAATTCATCTGAACTATAAAGAGATGCAACTTGCAATGGCGACAAACAACATCGACACTGCATGGGAGATGATGAATGACGCAGTTCTTGAGAGAACTGGTATGGAAATCATTGGTCAAATAGAAATTGACTACATCGTGGTTGAAGGAACTAAAAAAGTATTCCACTAAAAAACCCCTTGACAAAACCTGTCGGATGAAGTATAATGGTACACAATGAAATATTCACTAACAATATTCAAGAACACCTACGACAATCAGACCCATCGTCACATGACGATAAATGGGTTAGATGCGTTCGAGGGCCTACTATATGGAATGTCCCGCAAGGAGGGTCAGAAGGGTGGAAATAATTCTAGTGTTCTTATTAGTCCTAGTACTTACACTGTGGGTACTACGAGGAGTAATAAAAACGTTGTTAACTGGGGTGGTTGGGCTGCTCTTGATGTTGATGAGTTTATCTTACCTAATATACTGGACTATGCCAGTGAACACGAATTGGTACAACATCTTCAACGAACTCTCGAAGACATGTTCGGAGAGTACTACTACATCTGTTACTCAACTGCATCTTCAAGAATGGAACAACCAAAGTTCCGACTAGTATTCCCACTTACCAAGACAGTTGATTTAAAAGTATTACCACACTTTTGGTTTGCACTCAATCGTGAGTTTGATGAACTGGGAGACAAACAAACTAAAGATGTATCACGTATGTACTACGTTCCCGCAGTATATCCTGATGCATTTAATTTCATCTTCACCAACAAAGGTGTCATCACTGACCCTGATATGTTGATGGAGAAACATTCGTATATCGAACCTCAAGGTAAGACCTTTATGGATAGGTTGCCTCCTGAGTTACAGAAAGCGGTAATGGAACATCGTAAGAATTCGTTAGAGAATACAAACTTCTCGTGGACTTCTTATCGTGATTGTCCATTCTGGCCTAGACAACTTGGTATTGAATATCAACGTATTTCAGGCACAGGTTGGTATCACAAGATGTATCAGATTATGGTTGCGGTAGCGGGTAACGCTGTCAAACGTGGATACCCCATGACGGCAGTTCAAGTCGCAGAGTTGTGTAAACAGTTCGATGTTGACAATGGTAATTGGTATGATAACAGACCTCTAGACAAAGAGGCGGACAGAGCATTGGAGTATATTTACAGAAATGGTTAAGAAGTTTGAAATGGTTCAAGGTCGTAAGTCTGAGAAAGACAAGATTCTTTTATATTATGGCCATGCAATTGCGTTTGAAGACGTAGCTAAAATATGCATCTTCTTTATGGGTAATGAAGATAATCTGTACCCACCATCCAAGGGATTGAAAGGTGCGGAGATGTTTAAAGACTATATAAAGGAAGTACTAGAAACTAGGAGAGTACCTACAGATAGTAAGTATGCGATTAGAAAAAATCACGGAGTTGTAAAGGTATGAAAATTTGTGTAACAGGAGCCGCTGGTTTCATTGGTAGTCACCTTTGTTTAGATTTACTAGACGAAGGATTAGATGTTATTGGGTTGGATAGTTTCAATGACTACTATGACCCCGCACTAAAGTATGCACGTATCGATGCATTCGACCATATGGTTGAACCTGTTGATATGAAAAACTTTGATGAACTTGACCAGTTCTTTAATACGTATCAACCTGATATCGTAGTCCATCTAGGCGCCCGTGCGGGTGTACGTGACTCGTTTGGAAAAGAAGTCCTGTATCACCAAGACAATATTGACGCAACACAAAATCTAATCCAGTGTTGTAAGTTATACAATGTTGGTAAGGTATTGTATGCATCTACAAGTTCTATCTATGGTGGAACACCCATTCCAAAAGATGGTTGGGTAGAGGATGATGTAACAGGTCACCAATTAAATGCCTATGCCTATACTAAACGTGTGAACGAATGCCAATTTAAGATTAGTGGTCTTAACAATGTAGGACTAAGGTTCTTCACTGTATATGGCCCTTGGGGTAGACCCGACATGGCACTCTTTGAGTTTACTCGTAAGATTATTGCGGGTGAAGAGATTGAGGCATTCAACTACGGTGACATGAAACGAGACTTTACTTATGTTGCAGATATTATTGAAGGTATCAAGATTGCAATGTTGAGTGATATTCCTAGTGGTGAGATATATAATATTGGTCGAGGAAAACAAGTAGAACTCATGCACTTCATTGAACATATCGGTAAGGCAATAGGTAAACAACCTATCATCAAACTTGCACCAAGACATCCAGCTGATACTCTTGAAACTTGGAGTAACACAAAGAAATTAGAGGAGTTGGGATATAAACCCAAAACCGATATTGAAGTAGGTGTACGAGCATTCGTAGACTGGTATAAACATTTTTATAAGGTGAATTAATGAACGAAAATAGAGATAATTACGAAGATATTCTTCCTAAACATGAACCAAACAATCTGGCAGACATGAACCCGCTGGAAGATATGAGACCACAGGGTGATGATGTGTCTTTGGAGGACGGGAATCTTAAGATTGGTATTGTTGGTCACGGGTTTGTTGGTAGTGCAGTAGACTATGCGTTTACTCACAAACAAGTTAGTAAATTTTATGTAGACCCCAAGTATGATACAACCATCGATGACTTGATTGAATGGCAACCCCATCTAACCTTTATTTGTGCGCCCACTCCTATGAATCCCGAAACAGGATTTGTTGATGCATCTATTGTAGAAGATGCCGCTCTGAAGTGTATGGAAGATACTCAAGGTACTGTTGTTATTAAATCAACAATTACACCCGATGTTATTGACCGTATCGCAAACTCTGTATTTGATGCAGACGTGAAACGACTCTGTTATAACCCTGAGTTCTTGACTGAGAGTAACGCAAAGTCACAATTTGTGAATGCACCTTATCATATCTTGGGTGGCCATCCTGACTGTACAAGAGACGTGGAAGGTATCTACAGTATGTTCTCTATGTGTACAACAGACAAATATATACACATCTCAGCACCTGAAGCTGCATTTGTTAAGTATGGAGTAAATTCATTCCTTGCAACTAAGGTGACATTCTTTAATCAACTACATGATGCAGTAACAGAGTTCGATTGTAACTGGCCATCTGTTGTGAATATTATTGGTATGGATGAACGTATTGGACATTCGCATACACTCGTGCCTGGCTTCGATGGTAAACGAGGATTTGGTGGTGCATGTTTCCCCAAAGACTTAGTTGCATTTCATAATTTTGATAAAAAGAACTTGACATTACTTGCCGATGTTGATATAATAAACAACAATTACAGAAACATCTATGACCTAGATGAACGTGAGAAGTCAAACAATATTACGTTTGAAAGTATGTTGGACAGACACGGTTTAGACATAAAAGATGATGTAGAGTCAGAAGACTTATTTGAAGGAGAAATGAATGTCGATAATGGACAAACTGAAGAAAAACAGTAAAATCAAAACCACCGAAGTACTTGCGGATAGTAAGTTCTTCACTGAAAAAGATATGGTTCCGACAGACGTGCCAATGGTCAACGTTGCATTGTCGGGTAGTATTGACGGCGGTGTCACGCCAGGATTGACCGTCCTCGCTGGCCCTTCCAAGCATTTTAAAACTTCGTTCGCACTACTAATGGCGGGTGCGTATATGAAAGCGAAGAAAGATGCTGTCATGTTGTTCTACGATAGTGAGTTTGGTTCGCCGCAATCTTACTTTGAACAATTCGGTATAGACACCGAACGGGTGTTACATACTCCAATCGCAAATGTCGAAGAACTGAAGTTTGACCTAATTGGTCAGCTCGAAAATATCGATAGAGAGGATGATGTAATAGTAGTCATAGACTCCATAGGTAACCTCGCATCCAAGAAGGAATTGGAAGATGCGATTAACGAGAAATCGGTTGCTGATATGTCCCGTGCAAAAGCGTTGAAAGGTCTCTTCAGGATGTGTACCCCATATCTAACTATGAAGAATATACCAATGCTTGCCGTCAACCACACTTATAAAGAAATCGGTCTATTCCCTAAAGACATTGTTGGAGGTGGTACAGGTATCTACTATTCCGCAGACAACATTTGGATTCTCGGAAGACAGCAAGATAAGGTTGGTACAGAAGTGAAAGGTTACCGCTTTATCATTAACGTGGAGAAAAGTCGTTATGTTAAAGAGAAGTCAAAAATTCCTATCACTGTGTCTTGGGAAGGTGGTGTACATCGTTTTAGCGGCCTCTTGGATGTCGCTATTGTTGGGGGTTATGTTGTTAAGCCTTCCAATGGTTGGTATTCTGTCGTTGACAAAGAAACTGGAGAGATGGTTGGAGGTAAAGTAAGACTTGCCGATACACTCGAAGAAGAGTTTTGGAAACCAGTGTTTGACAATACCGACTTTGCAGATTTCTTAAAATCTCAATACTCAATGGGTCTAGCTACTAAAGTAGACATGGATGCAATTGCGGACGTGGAACTATAATGGCTGAAAACAATGAGTTCCTATTAGGGGACATGCTATCTGAGGACATCGATTATGAATTGGTGCCCTCAGACAAAGAAGCTTGGGATGTACGTATCAAAGAAGAATATCCTGAGACTGTAATAAGATTTGGTACAGTATCATTTGATGGAGAAACCGAAGAATTAAAATTTAACTTTGAACTCGTCTCAACACCCGACCCTGACTTAACGTTAGAAGACTTGACATTTACTGCCTACTGTGGTAGAATACTTGAAAGTGTAATAGCCACTAGTCTACAGGACGGTACTGCTTTAATGACCGACAAGGATACTGGTGAACAACATGTCGGTGAAGCGATAAGAGAGGATTATGATGAATATAAACTTACAGACAACGATTCTACGGAATCTGCTGACTAACGAAGAGTATACTAGAAAAGTATTACCCTTCCTTGCACCTTCTTATTTCGAGGGTGTATATAAAGACCTCTTCAAAGAGGTTACAAAATTTGTATCTAAGTTCAACGCACTTCCTACTATGGAAGCATTCAAGATTGAAGTTGACGAGGGTGGTAGGTTATCTGACGCTGACTATGGTCAAGCGATGGACTTACTACCAACTATCTTTAAGTATGAGAAAGAAAACCTAGAGTGGTTGGTTGAGTCTACTGAGAAGTGGTGTCAAGACCGTGCAGTGTTCAATGCAGTGATGGAGTCTATCTCTATCATAGATGGTAAACATGCATCTCTACAGAAGAACGCAATCCCTGAAGTATTATCTACTGCACTTGGTGTTACCTTTGATACAAACATTGGTCACGATTATATCGACAACATGGATAATCGTTTTGATTTCTATCACATGCAAGAGGAGAGAATACCCTTTGATTTGGATTTCTTCAATAAGATTACTAAAGGCGGTTTGCCGAACAAAACTCTCAACATCGCACTGGCTGGTACTGGTGTTGGTAAGTCTTTGTTTATGTGTCATGTTGCTGCCAACGCTTTAGTCCAAGGACGCAATGCACTCTACATCACAATGGAGATGGCAGAAGAACGTATCGCAGAACGTATTGATGCGAACCTGTTGAATGTACCTATCGACCAACTAGAGAATCTATCTAAGGATATGTTCACTGACCGAGTGAAAGGTATCGCAGAGAAGACTCAAGGTAAACTCATTATCAAAGAGTATCCTACAGGTCAAGCACATACGGCTCACTTCCGTGCATTGTTAAACGAACTGAAACTCAAAAAGAACTTTGTACCTGAGATTATCTTTATTGATTATCTAAATATTTGTGCGTCAAGTAGAATGAAAGGTATGGGTGGTGCAATCAACTCTTACTCTTATATCAAGAGTATTGCAGAAGAACTTAGAGGACTTGCAGTCGAGTTCAATGTTCCGATTGTATCAGCAACGCAAACGACTCGTAGTGGTTTTAGTAATGATGATGTTGGGTTGGAGGATACGTCCGAATCTTTTGGACTACCCGCAACCGCAGACCTTATGTTTGCCCTCATCTCTAATGAAGAACTAAATAACCTAGGTAAGATAATGGTAAAACAGTTGAAGAATAGATACAACGACCCTACCAGTAATCAGAGATTCACTCTGAAAGTTGACCGTAGTAAAATGCGATTGAGTGACGATGATGACCCTGATGAACAGATAAGTAGTGATGACACACCAGTGTTTGATAACTCTAATGCGGGCGAACGATTTAAAAATTTCAAGATGGAATAAGAAATGACTAAAGTAAAAACTATTAATGGACAAACCGTTGACTTAGAAGGCAAGCCTCCTATTGTACAGGACAACTTCTTCTATGAGACAGGTATTGATTTTGTACCCCAAGAAACTCTAGATGAACTCCTTGAGATGTCATTAAGACTTGACCCTGAGTTAGAGTTTATTGATAGACCGTGGAGAAAGATTGCATACAATAGTACTCCCCGAATTATCGAACAAGTCGTGAAGGAACACGGTGGTACTACACGTGATGCACGTGAGTTCGTAAGACGTAGATTGATTATGGCACGTGAACTTGGTACACCCGCAGATGGTGTAACCGAGATTGTAATCGACCAGTATAGACTACCGAAACGAATTGCAGAACCCTTAGCAAAACAAGTAAGTGAGATGTTAGACATCCCTCTTGAAGAGATTGACCCAATTGTACAAGTACAGAATGAGGGTACTCTATTATATCCCCATAGAGGACATGCACGTAACTCATCTATCTTCTGTCTACTTCAAGGTAATGGAGAAGAGACTACGTGGTACAAAGAAAGTGAACCTTTCAAGACATATGACATGTATCGTATTCCTGATTGTACTAAACTATATCCAGCTGCACAAACCCATCTTAGGGAGATGAAGTGGACAACATTTAACCACTATGCATGGCATTCAGTGGCAAGAACAGAGGCACCCGAACGATGGAGGGTCAACCTAAACATTGACTTTGCATCATTATCCTATGACGAACTGATGGAGAAAATACAGAATGTCAAACGTTAACTTAATTGCTCTTAGTAAACCGTCTTCTATTACAGGTTGTAATACCGCAGAAGAACTTATTGCATATGCAGCTAGAGTGAGTAATCCCGCAAACCAAACTAATAAGAAGACATCAAAAGGACTTGTACGATATCTTATTCGTGAGAATCATTGGAGTCCTTTAGAGATGGTTCATATGACAATGGAGATTACTACGACTCGTGATATCGCAAGACAGATTATCCGTCATCGTTCGTTTGCATTCCAAGAGTTCTCTCAACGTTATGCGTCACCCGAAGAAAGTGCGGTGCATTATAAAGATGCACGTCTACAGGATGAGAAGAATAGACAGAACTCTATTGAGACTGGGAACCTAGACCTTCATCGTGATTGGAGAAAACAACAAGAAGAAGTTGTTCTTAAATCAAGAGAAGCATACAACTGGGCAATCAAGAAGGGTATTGCAAAGGAACAGGCACGTGCAGTTCTTCCTGAAGGTAATACAGAATCGGTTCTTTATATGGCGGGTTCTCTACGTTCATGGATTCACTATTGTGAACTAAGACGTGGACATGGTACTCAGAAAGAACATATCAAGATTGCAGATGAGTGTTGGGAGATTATCCGAGTACACTTCCCTGCTATTGAAGAAGCGTTAGAGTTCTAATGGAAGTCCCTATTGGCCCTCGATTCATAACTCGGCTGAACGAAATCTCAACCGAGTTTTTTTCTATGGATTATAAGAGTAATGATTATGTGTCCATAAGAGATAATGACTCATACGAGAAAGGTCAAGAGTATTGTAGTGATATTGCACTACGTGAGAAGATGATAAAGTGGGAAGACCATGAGGGATTCCCCGAAGAATACTTCGCACAACCTATTTCACATATGGTAAAAGCAGACCCCGAACAGTGGACACATTTCCGAGACAAGGTTAAGTTTGATTTTGCATATGATATAGGGGCACACTCAAGTGCATTGTTATCTTACTATCCGCCTGGCGGTCATGTGGGTTGGCACACAAACTGGAATGCAAATGCATATCAGATATTGTTTACCTACAGTAAAGATGGCGATGGATACTTTAGATATTATGATAAGAAGAAAAAGGAAATCGTCACTATCCCTGACCAAATAGGATGGCAATGCCGTCACTATTATTTTGGTAGGAAAGATGAGGAAGACCATCACTGTTGGCATTCAGCATATGCTGGAGGAGAACGTTTGACTCTTGCATATAAGTTTGTTAATAAAGGATTGTATCATATACAGAATGAACAAGCTATCAAGATGCGTGATATCGCCCTCGAAGAAATAATGAAATAAGTTCTTGACAAACCCCGTTGGTTATGATAGAATGGTATAAATTTAAAACTGGAGAAATGAATGAAAAAAGGTGACGTAGTTACTGCGGTAACAATTAGTGGAGAGTATGTTGGTAAACTACTTTCTCAAGGTAATGGACGTGTTGAGTTGGAGAATCCAAGAATGGTTCTATCAGACCCGAACACAGGAAACATGGGATTCGCAAAGGGTCTAGCTGCAACAGGTGTTGAGAATCCTAAAATCGCAACATTCCATCAAGTAGTCGTATGTCTAGGTACTAACCCTGACGTTGCGGATGCTTTCTTGAGAGCCACGGGTGAGAAGACCCTAATAGAACCATCTAAGAAAATTATTACGTAGGAGTTGTTATGCCTAAAAGTGAAGTAGATTATAAGTATAATGAAGGCAACACAATTGCAGAACTTCAGAAGTATGTTGATGCAACCTATAATGAACATTATTCTAAGAATAAGTTTCAAGCGACTGAGTTCATTATTGATGGTGGACATGGGGATGGGTTCTGTATTGGGAACATTCTCAAGTATGCCCAACGTTATGGAAACAAGGATGGATATAATCGTAAGGACTTGATGAAGGTTCTACATTATGCAATCATCCAATTACATGTACATGACCACTACGATAGAGGTTAGTATGAAGAAGAAGGAACGTATTCCTTTAAAAAACGGATATGAATTTGACGCACTTACAAAGGCACGTAAATGGTATAAGTACCTAGACAAGCCAGGAGTTGTGAAAAAGATTAAGAAAGCTTACAACAAACGTATCAGAAAACATTTTAAAGTGTTTGATAAGAATGATGTAAAGTATTCAGATGGGGATAATACGTGACCACAGTTGCAACAATGGGATGTAGTTTTGTATGGGGTGATGAACTCATAGGACACGACCAAGACCCACCCACACATTGGGATTCAACATTTGGCGCTCATCTCAGAAGAGAACTAGGGTTTGATAAACATGTCAATCTCGCTTGTTGTGGAAACGGGAATGCAAAGATTTTCCGTGACATTATACAGTATCTCTCGTTACCAAAGAAAGAAGACCCTGAAGTACTTGTAGTTATGTGGTCAGCGTGGAAACGTATAGAACTCTTTGAAGCAAAAGAGTCGGGATTCGAAGAACGACAAAAGATTAAACGTGAACAACAAATGACACAGTTCTCGCCCGTAAGATACAACTATCTCAATAAGGATAACAGTGAGATTGCGGGTATGTGGTCTACGCTTGTCAATAACAATCAGACAGGTATCATTCAAACACTGACATATATGTCCGCAATTCAACAGTTGTGTGATGCACGAGGTATCAAAATCGTACAGACGGTTTTCCATACTGCCATGGGTCAACAACTTCTTGATGCATTCTTTCGTGACGTACCTGATACAGATGTGTCTCAATGGCGTAACTGGGTGTATGAAGCTATTTGGTCTCTAAGACCTGAATGCACTTTGGGAATTCGATTCCTTGATGCTATAGATGAAGCTCAAAAAGATGACCTTGAGTACAAGGTATACGTCAAAGATGGTAGAGTCAAAAACCATAAGGGTAAAGCTATCCGTGATGATAACGGTCACTTTACATTATATGAATTGGGTGTCGAGAAGGACGATATTGCAAAGTACGGACATCCAAAAGAATTATCCCACGAACTCTATGCAAAGAGTCTTGCAAAAATAATTAAAGAAATATAAAAAAAGTTCTTGCCATTTCCTGTTGGTTCATGTATAGTACATATATCGATTGGGAAAACGTGACCACTCGCCTGGGAAGTTTGTGACTTTTAGGTGATAAGCGACAGACTCTATTACGAATGATTAACATACCATTGGTAGAGTCGATACAAAGTGGAAAAGGTAAAAAAACAAAATCGAGAGAAGCGTCTTAACGAGTCACAGTAGCGTGACAGGAATTAGTGACCTTCCGCCCTAGGGGGTGAGATGTCGAGGCTCAACACCATTAAGTTGGTCAATCCAGTAGCTCTCATCCCCTATCATGGGTGTCCCTTTTTTATAATGAATGGAGTAGTGATGCAAACATTTCACGGTTCAATGAAGTACGACATGCACGGCCGCAAACGTAAGACCAATGCATGGAAGAAGGCGAAACCTTACAAACCCAAATTCAAACCCCTTGAGAATTACTCGTTAGGACGTGATGGTGATGACCATCGTGAGAAGTATCCGTCCATGAGTTCTACGGGTATGAGTTACACTCCCGCAAAAGACCAGTCATATAAGATTGAGGAGTCCAAGAACTTCACAGTTGCGATTGGATATAACAAGGGTAGTTACCAAGTCATTCCTCGTGACGAAATCAAAAGTATTGGAAAATAATTCAAAATAACGCTTGCCTTTTCTTGCCCTTGTTGTTATAATAAGTGTATAAAATGAGAAAAGGAGAGAGAATGAATTTTTTACAGAAACATGGATTGTTAGATGCGGACTTCGTCCAGCCTTTGGTCTTGATGACTGTTGTTTTGATTTTAGGAGAATTGTTATGAATATATTAGAATATGGTGTTTATGAGTCATTCAATAAGAGTGGTTCATCTAGACAAGGTGAGATTACCACCACCTACGATACCCTTTTGAATCTTTTCGGTAAACCGTCTTATACAGATGCAGACCCATATGAGAAGGTATCTTGTGAGTGGGTTCTACATGTCAAAATCGAAGACGGTGAAGACTGGGTCTACAAACAGGTTTCCATCTATGCATGGAAGTACGGTAGAATCCCTACTGAGGAATGCCAGTGGAACATTGGTGGTTTTGACTGGGATGCAACAGAAGTTGTTGCAACAATTATTGAAAATGGTATTACACCCGACTATAGTGAGGTTGCGTAATGATTAGAGTATTGATTGGAATCATCTTAGTGATGGGTGGTACTGGTGGAATTGAAGCCAATACCGAGGTTGCTATACCTTTAGATAGTCTTGGTATCGCACTCTTAGGACTTGTAATAATGGGTTGGGGTGCAATTGATTTAAATAAGGAGAGTGGATATGAGTAAGATTGGACAATTCAATTTTGAGTGTCAAGAGATTGCTGAGAGTAATTTCAATGAGTCTAAGGATGTTGTGATTGCA